TACACGACTCTCTATCTCCCAGATGAGATTTACAAGTGGGTATCCGACAAGCCTGTTACTGATTCCACCAAGGTTAGGTGGATCGAGCGCGAGCCGGTAGCGACTAACCCCCTTGGCGTCGTCCCAGTAGTCGAGTTGCAGAACAAGCCTGGCCTATTGAAGGGCGGGACTTCTGACCTTCGCGACATTATTCCGCTGAACGACGGTCTCAACAAGCTCATGTGTGACCTTCTGGTTGCATCTGAGTTCTACGCCTTCCCGCAGAAGATCGCTCTTGGCCTTCAAGAGGCTGAGGACGAGAACGGTAACCCGATCCCGATGGAGAAGGTTCTTACCGACCTCGCTGAGCTATGGGTTCTTCCCGCTGGCGCTGACGTAAAGCAGCTTGCTGCCTCTGACCTCAAGGCTTACAGCAACGCTATCCAGGAGTTCTTGCAGCAGCTAGCTGCCCTCTCTCGCGTTCCGCCGAACTACTTGCTTGGTCAGATGGTCAATATCTCCGGTGATGCGTTGATCGCAGCCGAGAAGGGCCTAACGTCCAAGGTCAAGGGTAAGCAGAAGAGCTTTTCCACGGGTTGGGAGGACGTTATGCGTCTGGCCTTCCTAGCAATGGGCGATAAGGCTACGGCCGATATGTCCGCAGAAGTCATGTGGGCTGACGCTGAGTCCCGCACCCTTGCTCAGATCGCTGATCCGATCATCAAGCTTCGCCAGGTTCTTGGCGTCCCGCTCGAAGCATGTTGGGCAATGCTGCCGAACGTTACTCCGCAGATGATCGAAGAGTGGAAGCAACTAGCCGGTCTGCCTGCTCGGGCTCCGCAAGGCGGCACGTTTGGTGCGCCTCCCACCACTCCTGCACCACCAAATTAATCGCACCGGGCATTCCCTTTCTGCGAATTAACACAGCCCTACAGCGCGGGCCAAGCGCTGTGACAAAGCCTAACCGCGAGGCTAAACGCGGGTGACCTACTACCTCCAAGAGAGGGCGACACAATGGCTGATGAAGCTAAGACCGAAGTGACCACTGAGACTGCCACGACTGAGGCTAAGCCGAACGTCTTTACGCAAGATCAGGTGAACGACTTTCTCGCACGCGAGCAGTCGAAGATTGAATCTAAGTATGCCGACTACGGCGATCTAAAGACGGCGGCAGAGAAGCTGTCCAAGATCGAAGAGGCAAACAAGACCGACCTTGAAAAGGTCACTGGCGAACGGGACTCGCTCAAGTCCGCTGCGGAGAGCGCAGCAGCAGAAGCGTTGCGTCTACGTGTCGCACTCACAAAGCAGCTTCCCGCTGAACTCATCGACCGCCTCAGGGGCTCCACTAAGGAAGAGCTTGAGGCTGACGCTGATGAACTACTACAGCTTGTAAAGCCTCAAGGCCGAACGAGTTTCGACGGCGGTAAGGGTCGCGAGAGCGGTCCTGCGCCTACCAGTATGAATGACAGGTTGCGCAAGGCCGCAGGCCGCTAAGCAACTCAACGGTAAGTCTTCCAGGCCATGGAAGCTAGCCGTCCTAAACCGACTTAACCCTTAATTGGAGGTTAGCTCTAAATGGCCCTTATCACTCGTAACGATGCTGCATCCCTCATCCCTGAGGACGTGGCGTCTGAAATCATCAAGAACGCTCCGCAGCAGTCCGCTGCTTTGAACCTGTTCCGCAACGTCCGTATGGCTCGTGGCCAGACGCGCCTACCGGTACTTAGCGTTCTACCCATCGCCTACTTCCCAGGTGGCGACGACGGTCTAAAGTCAACCACCAAGGCTGCTTGGGCCAACAAGTACCTCAACGCTGAGGAAATCGCTGTCATCGTTCCGATCCCGGACGCAGTATTTGATGACGCTGACTACGACGTTTGGGCTGAGATTCAGCCTCTCATCGTAGAAGCCCTTGGCCTCAAGCTCGATGCGGCTGTGTTCTTCGGAACTGAAAAGCCTGCTTCGTGGGCCTCAGATATCGTTACTGGTGCTACGGCCGTTTCTAACGTCGTAGAACTTGGTACCGCTGCTGCCGCCGCTGGTGGACTCGCAACCGACTTCTCCAACCTGTACGGCAAGGTTGAAGCTGACGGTTTCGGTGTCAACGGCGTAGTAGCCGACACCACGCTCAAGGCGATGCTCCGCAACGCTCGTGACGCTCAGGGCAACAAGCTCGATGACGTTTCCACGACCGCTATCCACGGCGTAGACGTAACTTACGCAATGGACGGCCTCTGGAACACGGCCGCTCGCAAGGCTATCGCTGGCGACTTCACCCAGGGCATCATCGGTATCCGCAAGGACATTACGATGAAGATCATCGACCAGGGTGTTCTAACCGACAACGAAGGCGCAGTTATCTACAACTTCGCCCAGCAGGACGCAACCGGTTTGCGCGTGGACTTCCGCGTGGCCTTCCAGGTAGCTAACGCTGTCAACCGCCGCGAGGCCGTTGAAGCTAACCGTTACCCGTTCGCAATCGCTGCTGACGCTTCCTAATCCGACTAGCTGAGGGAGGGCAGTGTAAACGCTGCTCTCTCTCGCTATTCATCGGGGACCTTATGCCTGCACTAACCGAATCAGAGCGCGCTGCCCTCTGGGTTAATCAGCGCATTCACGAACTAAATGTACGAAAGGGCATCGCTACGAAGCTATCGAGTGATCCCACCGCAATCGCTGCGCTCTATCGCGATTGGGAACCCGTCCTGGCTCATCTAGAAGAGCACCAAGACGTACAGAACGACTCTTTTGAGGACTACCGCTAATGGCTGCAAATCTAACTGACTCGGAAGAGCTAGCTCTACTCAACCTAATGACTGGTTTGGTGGCATACACTCTGCCGACCAACCTATACGTCGGTCTATTCACGGCTGTAGCTAACCAGGAAACCGCTTCCGTTACCGAGGTTGCCGTTGGTTCCTACGCTCGCGTTCAGACTGTCGGTAAGTGGGGCACTCCTGCTGCTGGCCAGGTAGCTACCAACGTCGACATTGTCTTCCCAACGGCTACTGCTGATTGGGGAACCATTACCCATGTGGGCCTTAACAGCGCCTCCACGGCTGGTACATGGCGCTGGATCGGCCAGCTTACGGCCTCCAAGGTCGTCAACAACGGCGACATTATGAAGTTTCTCTCTGGCCAGCTAACGCTAACCCTCGACTAATGACGCTAGTCGTTAAGGAAACCATTGCTGGTGTCCTGATCCTGAGCACTAGCACTCGTCGTACTAACGTTCGCAACGTAATCGCGAATTATCTCAATCGCCCGCGCGTTAACGTCATCCCAAGTTCACCGGCCCTGACAGATGAGAACACGAGTAAATACGGTGTCGGGTTTGGGCTAATCGTCCGGGCTGAGTTTGTATCGCTTGCAGACGCGAGCGACGTGTGGACTGACGTTTTGGCCAACGCTGCCATCTTGGAGAATGGTTCATTTATTGATCAATACACGTCGCGTGATGATCAAGCGGCAGGGCTGAACGAAGCCATTTTCATTCATCGTCTACACGTTCCCGCCCGTCCCGAAGATTTCTAAGAGGGGTCCGCTATGGGTCTTCTAAAAACGGACGGCGTCAACGACTATGTGCTGTTTGACGGAGCGTCGGCAGCACTCCAAGCAGTTCCAACCGGGGCGTCAACCGTTCTGACAGTCATCAGGCGTGTCAATACGTCAGCGGTTTGGAACGGACTGGTTACTCTAGAGACCAGCGCTGCCGCGTATAAAGAGACATTGGAAATTAACTCTGCCAATGTTCTTACACTCGACTCGGCAACGCCTGGTGGAAACTTCGTTGGTAGTGCCACGACTGGCATTACCGATTCGACTGACTATCACTTAATTGCTGCTTCTCATATTAGTGCGGGAGCAACCACTCTTGTCAATAAGAACATTACTTCTGGCGCTGCCGTAGCAAGAGAAACATCGGGAGCTATTGCAAACGGAGCCACACTTGGTGCTGGTGGTTTGGTACGCCTCGGAATGTGGCAGGCGTCAGACCCTTCTGCGGTCTGGATGGCCGTTACTGCGGTTTGGGACAAGGCGCTGACGAACGCTCAGATTGACGAATGCTGGGCAAACAAGCGAACAAGTGACATTTGGAATTGCTCCGCTGGACGGCCGCTCTTTCTTACGGAACTCAACACGCTTACTCCGACTGACCTTGGTGGCAACGCCACTTTCAATCAGGTCAACGGCCCCATCCTTGATGCTGCCGAGACTGCTGCTGGTTGGACGTTCGATGGCCTTGGGGTTGCTGTTGGCATGGCGTACGACATCAGTTGCTTTCCCAAATCCATTATGAGAACAGGAGGGCGAATCTAATGTTACTCTTAACCGCAACCACAGATAAGCTTGATTTAATTACTAGCGCATCTGCAAACGTCCATGTCCACGCTTCATATATCGACATGACGCAGGCTGATCCGCCTGTGGTTAAGGGCACCACATCGGGTCGTAATCATCCCGCTGCGATCTCAACGGCTACTACTACCGATATTGTCCCAGCCCCCGCCGCTTCGACCACTCGTAACGTTAAGACGCTGCATATCCGTAATACGCACGCTTCAGTAGCAACTGACGTTACAGTTCGTTTTAATCAGAACGCCACAACGTTTGAGCTTTGGAAGGCCAACCTCGGTCCAGGTGAGGCTCTTGAGTACGTAGAGGGTCTTGGCTTCTTTGAGGTTAATGCTGCGTTCGTTACCGGCGTTACGACTAACAAGAGCACATCGAGTTCGGGTACAGGCTTCGCTGCTGACACATACCTTGTTGGCTCAAATGTCCCACTCGGGACGCCAGTTATCGGTACGACTTATATCCTGTGGTTCGACATCGTTAAGACGGCGGCAGGAACCGCCACTCCGATTATCACTATACGAGTTGGAACCGCAGGGTCAACTGCTGACACGGCTCGTTGTACATTAACCTTCGGCGCTGGCACAGCCGCAACTGATACCGGTGTCTTTGAAGTACACGCCACATTCCGCGCTGTAGGTTCTGGAACCTCCGCTGTGCTTCAAGGCTCTGGTGGGGTCGATTGTGGAACCGGAATCGTTGGTAGCGCAAATGCCAA